CTATCACTAATTCTTATTTCGATGAGATTTACGAAACTACCAGAAAATCCGGAGCTATCGGAGGCAAATTATTAGGCGCTGGTGGTGGAGGGTTCTTTATTTTCTACGCTCCGGAAAAGAACAAATCTAAAGTTTTAACAAAATTGCAACAATACGTTGATACAACAGAATGTAGAATCTACGATTTCAAATTTGTAGAAAACGGTTCTAAATTATCAGTTATTGATTGATAGAGGGTGCTATGACATTTTCATCAAACAACATTGTACTATTCCCCAAAGCTAACGACAGAATAACACCTCCTATTAGTTTAGAAGAGATTCAAGATGCGGCTGACACTGTTCGTATGACCCACATACAACAAGCTCTAGAGACAACAATTCCTATGTTGTTCGACAACTTATCTTTGATGGGTTTTATGCCTAATGCAGAACAAGAAATCGAATTCGTCAAAGACGGAGCGTTGGTTGTAGAAGCTGTTAGGTCGTTCTGTTCTAAATTCTACGACATTGAACATCCACTTCAGCTAATTGCGGAAAATTTGTTTGAAAAATTGGATAATGAGGGTAATATAGAGGTATCGAATAACGTGAAAATTGTGATCACCTCTAACGAAGGAAAGAGCTGAAAAGCTAACCAAAATGATTATCCTTGATCTCTCCCAAGTGATGCTATCCAATATTATGGTTCAAATCGGTAACCATACCAACGCCCAAGTTGAAGAATCGATGGTTCGCCATATGGTGTTAAACTCGATTCGTATGTATCGTTCTAAATTCTGTCCCGAGTTCGGCGAATTCGTTATCGCTTGTGACAATAAGAACTATTGGCGCCGACAAATTTTTCCCTATTACAAAGCCAATCGTAAGAAGAGTCAAGCGGCATCCGAATTGAATTGGAAAGAAATCTTTGAATGCCTAAACAAAATCAGGGCTGAACTAAAAGAATTTTTCCCATACAGAGTCGTAGATGTTGAATCCGCAGAAGCGGATGATGTTATCGCAACTCTTTGTAAAGGTAATCATCAGAAAGAAAAAATCCTAATCCTTTCCGGTGATAAGGATTTCGTTCAGCTACAGCGTTACGATAACGTTCAACAATATGATCCTGTACGCAAAAAGTTTCTGGTCAACAAAAACCCTTTGGAATTCCTAAAGGAACACATTCTTAAGGGCGATGTTGGAGATGGAGTTCCTAACGTATTGAGTTCGGATAATTGTTTCGTTGTCGGCGAACGCCAAAAGCCTCTAACATCTAAGAGGCTTGAAGAGCTTATGAAAACGGATTTCGGTATTAAAACCGATCATCCAGCGTATAGGAATTACCTACGCAATAAACAACTTATTGATCTGACGGAAATTCCAGATGACGTTGGATACAAAATCGTTGAAAGTTTTGATTCTCAATCAGGAAAGAAAAAGGTTGATCTGTTCAACTATTTTATGGCTCATCGTCTAAAAAATCTTATGGAAAACATTGGAGACTTCTATTAAATGAAATTGGGTATAGCAGAAATCTTAGAAAACGCTTCTAAGATCGAAGATAATAATAAGAAGATTGAATACCTTCGACAACAAGATAATCCTACTTTACGTATGGTGTTACAATACGCCTACAGCCCATCGATCAAGTGGCTTCTTCCGGAAGGAAATCCTCCTTATAAGGAAAATCAACTTGTCGATCAGCAAAGTAGGCTTTATACTGAAGCTAGGAAATTCTATCTTTTCGTTGAAGGCGGAAATCCTAACCTTAAACAAATTCGACGAGAATTTCTGTTCATAGAGTTGCTTGAAGTCGTTGATCCAAAGGATGCTGTGCTACTTTTGGCTATGAAAGACAAAAAGCTACCTTACCCAAACCTAACACCAGAATTGATTCAACAAACATTCCCAGGGCTTTTTTAAAATGAGTAAATCTAAACCAAAGACTTTCAATCGCGGTTGGAACGATTATGATGAAGACGATTATGGAGATTCTCGTCAAACTGATCGTGAACGACGTAAAGAAAAGCGATTGAAGAACCTTATCCGTTCAAAGAACTATGAAGCTTTGATGGAATTGGAAGAGGACGAAGAATAATGGTTTGGGTTCGTAAAAAGCCAGTTGTTGTGCAAACCTATCAATATACAGGGTTTGTGAATGAATTGCCTCTAGATTTCCAACAAGCAATCGACCATTCAATTGATGGTGGTTCTTGTTTTATTGCTACATTAGAAGGCGAAATGGAATGTAGCGTTAACGATTGGATTATCCGTGGAGTTAACGGAGAATTCTATCCCTGTAAACCAGACATTTTTGAGAAAACATATGAACGAGTCGATTGAACAGTTTGTAGTTTGTAAACCACACGAATCGTATTCTACGGAATGTCGATACGACAGTTGGCACGTGGTCGAAGATTCTTATGGTAATCGTTTTTGTGCAGAATGGGCTCGTGGTACTATGGGTCCGTTCGGTAAGACAAGCGGTCACGTTTGGTGGGTGTCTGGCGATCGAGGATATTATACAGCCGAACAAGCTGGTGAAATGGGTTGGAAATACATCAAACCCGTTGATTTGTATTAGAGGAATACGGAATTGCCCACTTACCTTTTCAAAAACCTAAATACCGATGAAGAGATCGAACTCTTCTTGTCTATCACTGAAAGGGAGGAATACTTAGCCAACAACCCGCATATGGTTCAAATGCTAAATGGTTCGCCCGCTATTGGTGATTCAATTAGACTCGGTTTACGTAAGCCTGATAGTGCTTTTCGTGATCGGCTCAAAGAAATTAAAAAACATCACTCTAGAGGGCTAACTGATAGCACAGTTAATACATTCTAGAGAGGTATAATGTCATTACCAAGAGCAAGAAAACTAACTAAAAGAGAACGTAGAGCACAAAAACGTTCTGATGAAACTTATGTTAACGATTTGTTTAATTTCTCGCTAAAAGAAATACAACCGTTAACAGACAATCAAAAGATGACGTTCGAATCTTATCGAACAGGTCAACACCTTTTGCTTATTGGTACAGCAGGAACTGGAAAATCGTTCCTTTCGATGTTCTTAGGGATGAAGGACATTATGGAAAACAAAAATCATAAAAAGATGATGATTGTTCGTAGTGTCGTTCCCACTAGGGATATGGGATTTTTACCAGGTAACAACAAAGAAAAAAGTAAGGTATACGAAGCTCCCTATTATGCAATTTTCAACGAATTGTACGGTAGAGGTGATTCTTATGAATACCTAAAATCTAAAGGTCTAGTGGAATTCATAACAACATCTTTCGTTAGAGGTATAACGATTAACGATGCTGTTGTTATTGTAGATGAATTTCAAAATATGACCGCCAGCGAACTCCATACAATCTTCACTCGTATTGGTAAGAATTGTAGAGTTATCTTCGCTGGTGATATCAAACAAACCGATTTAGATGGCAGAAGAGACATTTCTGGATTTGGCGATTTCTTTAAGGTTATCAACAAACTAGAAGATTTTGACGTTATCGAGTTCGATAGAGACGACATCGTTAGGTCAGATCTAGTGAAATCTTATATTATCGCAAGAGAGGAGTTGGAAAGCAAAGGTAGTATCGAACCTTTGTAAAGATTGTTATGAAGAAACCTTATCATATAAGTGAAACTGAAGGTAAAAGAGTGAACCTATCCAAAAGCAGTTTAGGTTCATTCTGCTATCACGCTCTTAAATGTGGAGCGGACGTTTATCAACTCTGGGCGTTTAATCCTAATTTTGAACGTTCAGCTGTGTTTCCGGCTATTAAAGCAACACAAAAACAAATTGATTATCTAAAAGAACAAGGTTATGTTTTTGTTGATCCTCCACAAATTAAAGTGAACTAAATGAAAACTTTCTTATATAACGCGCAAGATGAACCTAATCCAATAGAAATGACGGAAGAACAAATCCTTAGCGAATATTGGGCTTGGTGGTCAATGTCAATGGCTAATAAATTTGGAAGCAATAGCGATCTTATAACAAAACAAAATTGTATTGAAGATTGGGTTGTCGTTCATTGGGCGTGGGAAAAGAAATGAAAATTGGAATTACAGGAACTAGGAATGGTATGAACGAGAGACAGCGGTTGAGCTTGTTCAATTACCTCAACTCTTTACCGTTGTTGTTTGACCTATCTCTTTCGGATGGTGTAATAGAATTCCATCACGGAGATTGTGTTGGCGCTGATGTTGAGGGCGCGGATATAGCTAAAAATCTTAGTATGAGAATTGTTTGTCATCCTCCAATCAATAATGATTTGCGAGGATTTTTTAGTTCTGACGAATATAGGGAACCAAAAACCTACTTCGCGCGTAATAGAGAAATTGTTAAAGAATGTAACTACCTATTGGTGTTCCCTTTTGACAATTCCCCTAAAAAGTATGGTGGTACTTGGTACACTTACGATTACGCTATCAAAATCAAAAAGCGAGGCAAAATATTCTATCCAGATAAGGAAGTGGAAGATTTTTGATGAATGAATGTGAAGAATGCGAACGTATGGATTGTAGAGAACGTGGTTGTATTGCACCAATCAACAAACGTTTCCTGAACCCAAAGAAAACGGTTGATTGGGATTCTTACTTTCTTACATTAGCTGAAACCGTTTCGACTAAAAGTAAA